TGCCGACGTGGCGGTGATATGGAGTTGCCTGTGGAACGGCAGGATGTTGCCCAACAAGCAGATATACGAACACTTCCGACATGACGGACGGCCAGTGATCATCATCGAGGTGGGTGCGTTGCGACGCAACGTGACCTGGAAGATAGCGGTCAACCACATCACCACCGAGGGGCACTATGGACACACTGAGCACCTGGATTGGGACAGGCCAAAGAAGTTGGGACTGTCTCTGTCACACAGGAGTTCAGACAACGGACGGATACTGATAGCGGGCCAGCACCACAGGAGCCTGCAACTGCAACACCTGACATCACAGGAACATTGGATCAACGAGCAGATAGGCATCATACGCACACAGACCGACAGGGAGATAGTGGTGCGTAGCCATCCCAGGTCACCATTGCACATGCCCAGCCAGAGACCCAGGAAGATCGCGGGCACCTATGATGACTTTGACTTTGATGCTCGATACCACGCCGTGGTCAACTATTCCAGTGGGCCGGCCATACAGAGTGCCATGCAGGGCACACCGGTCATAACCAGCCAGTACAGCCTGGCACATGCAATAAGTAATGACATCAATCGCATAAATGAATTGGAGAACAGGGCCAACCAGCAATGGCTGACAGAGATCAGCCACACGGAATATCTAGTAGAAGAGATAGCACGTGGCACATGGTTGGACAGGTTGCAAACATGGGTTTGAACAAGGCCACCAGAAAGCACTACGAACAGCACGGCATACACTGTGGCTGTGTGATACACGGAGAATACTATCCATGGGAATACGTGGAGAAGTTGTATTCGTCATTGCAGAGGCATTTCAGTTATCCCATACACATGCACGTGTGGACGGAGAAGGCACGTGACGTGCCCAAGCACTTCATCAAGCATGAGCTACGTGACCTCAAGGTCAAGGGACCCAAGAGGGGTTGGTGGTACAAGATGCAGTTGTTCAATCCCAAGGCCTACAAGGGCAGGTTGTTCTACTTTGACCTGGACGTGGTGATAGTCAGCAACCTGGACTGGATGTTGCACCTGAGCGAGGACAAGTTCTGGGCGGTGCGTGATTTCCGCTACCTGTTCCGCAAGAGCAAGAGCTGGAACTTCAACAGCTCGGTCATGGTTTTCAACACGGACGAGTGGCGGGGACTGTGGAAGAAGTTCAAGCAGGCCAGCGACTACTACATGCGACAGTTCAACGGTGACCAGGACTTCGTGAATGCCGAGGTGCCCATCAACCGCAAGGCCTTCCTGGACTGGAACAAGATCAAGAGCTTCAGATGGCAGGTGCAGGACGGTGGCATAGACTTCGTGTACCGCACATATCCCAACAAGGGCAAGCCCAGAGACCACATCTTCCATGATCTCAGCATAGTGATATTCCATGGACTGCCCAATCCGCACGAGATAACCGACGATGAGGTCAAGAGACACTGGCGATAGGTGATAAATAAAAGTAGAATTTATTAGGAGATTTCTCAAATGGCAAACAGAACATTCAGAGTATACGGACAGGCCTACGCAGAATCCGGCGACGTGTCGGTGGTGATGTCCGTGAACGGCACACAGGTTTTCAGTGGCAACGTGAGCGATTCCAGCACCGTGCGTAATGGTACGGCACCTACCACGGAAAATCATTTATGGTCCTGGGATCTGGACGAGGACACTCTGGGAGACCTCACGGTGAGCATCACTGCCACGGGCGGTGAGCTGTGCTTGGGACCCATGGATTGTAACCGGGTCAAGACCGGACAGATCATTCCACCTAGTTGGTTTGAAACCAACATCGAACCTTACTTTCCGGACAACGTGTCAGCGGAAAACCAACAATACATAGCGACCCAACTGGGCACAGCGATAGGTGCAGATCTACATGCCGCACTGACGGCAGGCACCAAGACTGGAGCACTGACTGATGCAGAAGCAGACGCCCTCACCGCGGCCAACCGGGTAACTGACAACACCACATACAGGAGACAGCAGGAGATCAGAGAATCAGTGCAGATCAACGGCGCGGACATAGGTTGGACCACGGATGCTGAAAAAGAGAGCAACTGGCCCATACTGTCGGACGGTGACGTGCTCACATACACCTGGAAAGGATTCAATCCAGACGAGGAGTACACAGAAGTCTAATACAGCACCATAGCCAGAGAAATACACAATCAACCCTGCCCAGAGCAGGGTTTTTTGTGGCTTTTTTGCCACAAAAATTCCACTTGACCAAAAAATCAGAATACCATATAATATAGTTAATTCAATCATTTATGGGGTAATGTATGGTAGCGAACACAATCCAATTCAACAAGGCCGAGACGGACGAGCAGATCATCGCACGCATTGGTCGTAGGTTCGAGGTGCTGGACGACATGACCAAGGCCTGTATCAACGGCGACGTCAGGGCCATGATAGTGGTGGGCCCTCCGGGAGTGGGCAAGTCATACGGCGTGGAACAACAGTTGGAAAAGGCAGGCATATACAGCGAGCTGGGTAGCAGGCCCAAGCCATATGACGTGGTCAAGGGTGCCATGTCGGCCATCGGACTGTATTGCAAACTGTTCAATTACAAGGAAAAGGACAACGTGTTGGTGTTTGATGACTGTGACTCCGTGTTACAGGATGAGCTGTCTCTGAACATACTCAAGGCCGCTCTTGATTCCAAGAAGTCACGCAAGATATGTTGGAACACCGACTCATACAAACTACGCAACGAGGGCGTGCCTGAATCCTTTGAATTCCAGGGCAGTGCCATCTTCATCACCAACATCAAGTTCGAGCATGTCAAGAGCAAGAAGTTGCAGGACCATCTGGAGGCGGTGCAGTCACGTTGCCATTACCTGGATCTCACACTGGACAGCAACAGGGACAAACTGTTACGCATCAAGCAGATAGCCAGGACGGGTGCATTGTACCAGGAGCATGGGTTTGATGATGCTGGCGTGGAGGAGCAGTTGCAGTTCCTGGACGACCACCAGGACAGGTTGAACGAACTGAGCCTGCGTATGGCACTCAAGGTTGCTGATCTCAGGAAGGTGTCTGACCACAACTGGAGAGACATAGCAGAAATGACCTGTATGAAACGCAGATAATTTGGCTAAATTGATTTGACAAAAGGCCTGCTTCACAGTATAATTATATTATATGAAGCAGGCTTTATTACATGTGCTTGACGAAGTCAACGTCAAGATCGAAGGACTGGACCTAGACGTCCGCAAGAAACTGTCAGACACATTCAAGTTCGAGGTGCCGGGAGCCCGGTACATGCCAGCGGTCAGACTGGGCCGATGGGATGGCAAGGTAGGCTTCTTCCAGTTGGGAGGATCCACCTACATCAACCTACTGGCAGACATACTGCCCATCCTGGAGCAGTACAACTATGACGTGGACCTCGAGGACTACCGAGACTACCAACGCAGTTATGACCTGGAGCCGGTCAACGAGGACAGTTATTCCGATTACATATGGCCACCGGGACATCCACAGGAGGGCCAACAGATCAAATTGAGAGATTACCAAGTGGAGGTCATCAACAAGTTCCTGGACAATCCACAGTGCCTGCAGGAGATAGCCACGGGTGCGGGCAAGACCCTATGCACGGCAGTGCTGAGCCACAGGTGTGAGGCACACGGACGCACCATAGTGATAGTGCCCAACAAGAGCCTGGTCACACAGACCGAGGCCGACTACGTGAACATGGGACTGGACGTGGGAGTGTTCTTCGGCGATCGCAAGGAGTTCGGCAAGACGCACACCATATGCACGTGGCAGTCACTCAACGTGTTGCTCAAGAAGACACGTGCCAAGGACGTGGACATCACCATAGGTGAGTTCCTGCATGACGTGGTATGCGTGATGGTGGACGAGGTACACATGGCCAAGGCCGATGCACTCAAGACACTGCTGACTGGACCCATGAGCCGGGTGCCCATACGTTGGGGACTGACCGGTACCATACCCAAGGAAGAATACGAGAGGATGAGCCTGCGTTGTAGCATAGGAGACGTGGTGGGCAGACTGAGTGCCAACGAACTGCAACAGGAGGGAGTGCTGGCCAACTGCCATGTCAACGTGTTGCAACTGGTGGACCATGCGGAGTACAGGTCATACCAGGAAGAACTCAGGTACCTGCTGGAGACTGAGGAACGCATGTCATATGTGGCCCAGCTCATAGACAAGGTGAGGCACACTGGCAACACACTGGTGCTGGTGGACAGGATAGCACCGGGCAAGCATTTGACGGAACTGGTTCCGGATGCGGTGTTCGTGTCAGGATCCACCAAGGCCAAGGCACGCAAGGAAGAATATGATGAGGTCGCGGATGCCAGTGACAAGGTCATCGTCGCCACCTATGGAGTAGCCGCGGTGGGCATCAACATACCTCGCATCTTCAATCTGGTGCTGATAGAACCGGGCAAGAGTTTCGTCAGGGTGATACAGAGCATCGGACGGGGTATCAGGAAAGCCGAGGACAAGGACTTCGTGCAGATCTGGGACATCACTTCAACATGCAAGTTCGCCAAGAGGCACCTTACCAAACGCAAGGCATTTTATAGAGAGGCAAACTACCCTTTCGAGGTAGAAAAGATTGAATGGAAATAACGATTGACAGGCACGATTACGTCACGTATAATAGGAGTAACATGCAGATACTAACATTGGACAACGTGAAATACGATCTCGACACACTACCCGAGGAAGTTGATGACATGCGTTTCAACATCTTGGACAACTCAGATCCAAGCAACCCGGACTATCACTGGATACCACTGATATTCCTGGAGTCATTCAACTCACCCGCACTGGTGTTGAAGATAGGAGAACACAAGATCAGGATGCCAGTTGACTGGAGCATACTGATAGGAGAGCCCGACGTGGGCGACCTGGAGGTGCTACCACTCACCAGCATCAATGATCGGGGATTCAAGGCATTCCAGTTCAACTCATTGACTGACTTCCGTCCCAGTTTCCTACCCATAGAGATAGTGGACGTGTACCAGGACGTGAGTTGGTATTCGCCCAAACTGAAGAATGGGCAGTTGCTGGCAGTGCCACTGAACGAGGGAGCCAAGCCCGAGTGCTGTTACTTCGTCAAGGACATCAGCCGTAACTGTGAGATAGTCAACTACACGCTGTCATTCTGATGCCAGTGGACAAGACATCACCGCTGTACATCGGTAACGAAATGGCGGCCTTTGATCGCAAGGACAGGGACTACTATGACCGGTTCACTGACGAGGAACGCAAACAGTTCAGCACATATCTCATGTTGAGATATGGAGCATCAGTGGGAGGCAATAAGGACCTGCAGGCCTATTATCTGATGGCCACCAACAAGTTCGTCAACAAGCATTTCTTTGACCTGAACAGGCATGGCAAACTGCAATGGCTGATGTGTACGGCAGTGTCACCGAACATGGGCAACCAGT